GAAGAATCTTTAAAAGAATTAAAGACATATATTGACTCAACCTATGATGCACACTACAGTAAAGAAAAGTTCCAAGCTACAGAGTTCATTATAGATGGTGGTCATGGTGAAGGGTTTTGTATCGGTAACATACTCAAGTATGCACAACGGTATGGAAAAAAGAATGGCAAGGACAGAAAAGACTTGTTAAAGGTTATACATTATGGTATAATAGCATTATACATCAATGAATTGGAGAATCAGGAGTGACAACAATACCATCGCAGCATGCTAGGCTGTTAGTTCTTAGTCAAGAAATAGACTTACTAAAAGAGAAACTACGGCCCTCTGCTACTGGGCATATCCACACTGCAATCAGTGTGTTAAAAAAACAAATAAGTGAAATTGAGGAGACTATAAATTATGAAACTGAGTAATCATACTACTTCAGTATTGAAGAACTTTGCTACTATTAATCAAAATCTAGTGATTAAAGAAGGCAACACTATTACCACTATGTCTGCAATGAAGAACATTGTTGCTAAGGCAGATGTAGAAGAAACATTTCCACAAGAAGTGGCAATCTATGACTTGAATGAATTTCTTGCATCTATGTCTTTATTTACAAGTCCTGTATTGGACTTTTCAGAAAATCATGTTATGATTACTGAAGAAAATAATACTTCAAACTCTCTGAAGTATTTCTATTCTGATCCATCAGTTGTTACAAGTCCAAGTAAAATGATCACCATGCCATCTCAAGAAGTTACTTTTACGATGAGTAACGAAGATTTATCTAAATTGAAAAGAGCTGCTGGTGTGATTGGTGCTCCAGATATGGTTCTGGAAAAGAATGATAATGGTAGTTCTCTTACTGTAAAAGATAAGAAGAACGATACTGCAAACAACTATTCTCTTGATGTTGATACTGATGGCGAAGGAGAGTTTAACTTCTTCTTTAAAGTAGAGAATATGAAACTGCTTGATGGCACTTATGATGTTGAGATTTCATCAAAGAATATTAGTCACTATACAAATAAAAGTTCTCCAGTAGAATACTGGATAGCACTTGAGCCCGAATCAACTTACAAAGTTTAATTTAGGAAATTTATATTATGGAAACTTTTTTGTGGGTGGAGAAATATCGCCCGTCTACTATTCGTGACTGCATCTTACCAGATGATCTAAAGAAAACATTTACTGAATTTGTCAATGACAAACATATACCAAACTTAATTTTGTCTGGTGGCCCAGGCGTAGGTAAAACTACTGTTGCCAAAGCCATGCTTGAAGAAATAGGTGCAACGTATATGATGATAAATGGTTCTGAAGAATCTGGTATTGATGTGTTACGAACTAAAATTAAAAACTTTGCATCCACAGTTTCACTTGAGGGTGGGCGTAAATACATTATCTTAGATGAGGCAGATTATCTAAATGCACAATCTACTCAACCAGCTTTGCGTGGTTTCATGGAAGAGTTTCACAAAAACTGTGGATTTATTCTAACGTGTAATTACAAAAACAGATTGATACCACCACTACATTCTCGTTGTAGTGTTGTTGATTTTATTATACCAAAGGATCAGAAACCTAAACTTGCACAAGAGTTTTTTGCAAGAGTACAAACCGTCCTTACTAAAGAAGGTGTTAAGTTTGATCCAAAGGCTGTTGCTGAACTTTTGAATAAGTTCTTTCCAGACTGGCGTAGGGTTCTAAATGAACTACAGAGATATTCTGCATCTGGTATTATAGATGCCGGTATCCTAGTAAATATATCTGATTCAAATATAAATGAATTGATGCATTCTTTGAAAGAGAAGGAATTTACAAATGTTCGTAAATGGATTGTACAAAATCTTGATAACGATCCTGTACGCATTTTTCGACGCTTGTACGATAATCTGTACGATTGTGTTGATGGGTCTACTATTCCTCATGTTGTAGTTATAATTGCAGACTATTCGTATAAGTCAGCCTTTGTTGCAGATCAGGAGATTAATCTTTTGGCTTGTATGACTGAGATTATGGGTCAAGCGAAGTTTAAATGACCTATGAACTTAAAGACTATTTAAACTCAATAAACCATGAAAAGAAAAACCTCATGGACACAGATGATGAAATGTGGGAAAAGAAATATCCACCTTTCATCGTAAACAAATGTCTGGCCCCATTTCCAGATACCATCATGCTTGTGAATGAGATGAATGTTAATCCTCATTTAGATCACAAGTTACAATTTGACTTTTTACTAAATAGTACCAGATCACGGAAAAGATACATACCGTGGATGAAGGCGAGTAAAATAACAAATCTAGAGTATGTTAAAGAGTATTTCGGATACTCAAATGAAAAGGCAAAGTCTGCACTTAATGTACTTGATGATGATCAGATAAAGGCTATCAAAAATAGCTTGAATAAAGGTGGTAAAAATGGAAAACATTAATTGGACACAAGACCATATGCTTGAAGTTGTTCTGAAAGAACCAGACGATTTTTTAAAGATACGAGAAACACTTTCTCGTATTGGAGTTGCATCAAGAAAAGAAAAGAAACTATATCAATCCTGTCATATATTACATAAACAGGGTAAGTACTATATTGTACACTTTAAAGAACTATTTGCGCTAGATGGTAAAAATACTAACTTATCAGAAAATGATATTTCAAGACGAAACAGGATTGCAACTTTGTTAGCTGATTGGGGTTTAGTTGAGATATCAGCTGAAACTGATCCAATAGCGCCACTTAGTCAAATTAAAATAATTTCGTTCAAAGAAAAGAATGATTGGATTCTGGAAACTAAATACAACATAGGTAAAAAACGAGAGGTTTAGTTTGGAAGCTTTTAAATCATTCATTACTGAGTCGAAAGATGAAAAGTATAGAGTTGTAATTCTCACTGTTGAACATGGTGATAAATCAATTACAGCAAAAAAGCTTTCAAAAGAAGCAACTAAACTTGGACTTCAAAACACTATCGTTAATTTTGATGGTGCAACTTTAAGATATGATGATGGCAATCATTTTATTCATGGAATGGATGATAAAAAAGGGTTTCAAGTAAATTCTTCTGACACAATTATATTTGTTCGTGGAACACCGACAAAGGATAGTCACTTAGACTTAATTTCTGAATTTGAAAGATTAGGTTATTGTTGTGTAAATAACAGGACTACAATTAATATTTGTGCAGACAAGTATCGTAATTATGTTAGATTAAAAGATTACGGTTTAACACAACCAAAAACAGTTTTAATACCAAATAAAGATATGATAGACTTTTCTTTAGAAGCCTTAGATACTAAATTTCCTATTATTATGAAAACACTTAGAGGATCAAAAGGTGTTGGTGTTTTGTTTATAGAATCAAAAAGATCATTAGATTCTATTGTACAATTAATTTATAAAACTGATGAAGATAGTGACTTACTAATTCAAGAGTATATTAAAACTAAATTTGATATTCGTGTTCTTGTATTAGGTGGTCGTGTTATTGCAACTATGCAAAGAGATGTTGTTGAGGGGGATTTTAGATCAAATTATTCTCAAGGTGGAAATGTTTCTTCATTCAAGTTAACTCCTATGGAAGAGAAGCAATGTGTATTGGCTGCTAAAGCAGTAGATGGTATTTTCACTGCAGTTGATTTTATTCCAGCAAAAAATAGAGAAAATAAACCACCATACATATTAGAAGTAAATAGTTCGCCAGGCACAGATGGTATTGAAGAAGCAACTAATACAAATATTTCTAGAGAAGTATTAACACACTTTCTGAACCCAGCTGTAAGACATTTTGTTCCTAATCAGTGTGGTTACAATGAGGTTGTTGAGATAGAACCTTTTGGAGAATTAGTTGCAAAGTTTGATACAGGCAATTCAGTATTATCAGTACTACACGCTGATGATATTAAAGTAGCTGGTAATAAAATTACATTCACTAATAGTGGGAAAAAAATTACTACCAATTTAGTTAAAGAATATGAAGCTCAAACAGGTGCTGGAGTTGATGAGAGATATGTTGTAAAATTAAATTTAACCTTTTCTGGTTCTACATATGAATTTATGTTTGGATTAGATGACAGGACTAAAATGGGTACAGATGTATTGTTAAATAGATTTGTAATGAATAAACTTAATGTGATGGTAAATCCACAAAGAAAATTTTTAGTGACAACAAAGAAGGATATATAATGAAATATGCAGTAATGTTTGAACCATTTCCAATGGAAGGTTATGAATATATTTGTAAAACAGATGAGGGTTCATGGCGTACAAATGGAAACCCAAGAGTTTTTAATACAGAAAAAGAAGCAAAAGTAGAAGCTAAAAAATGGAATACTGGGATAGTGGTAAATATGGAGGAAACCCTTAAATGAATATGAGTACACAATTAGTAAAGGCAGCAAGAATGCACGCCGAAGGTGAACTAGAAAGAGCTAAGACAAACATCATGGTTTATATGAATCAGAGTGTTGGTATTGGTGAACATAGCGATATCGTTGAAGCTATTCAAGAAGAACTTGATAAGATGGCTATGGCAGAAGATCGTATAGAAATGCTTAATAAACATTTTGCAGTGTTAACTCCTGCACAAGCTAAAGAGCTGTTACAAGAAGATGATGGGGCACAATTTAATATTAATTTTAATGAATAAAATACTTGACATCTAGCCAGAAATGTGATACATTTATATTATGAACTTTTATACAAACATTGTCCAATGGGGCAATTCCCTTTTACTTAGGGAAGTAGTGAATGGCGAACGTATTAATCGAAGGGTTAAATATTCGCCAACACTTTACGCACCTGTTGCACAACCTACAGAGTGGAAAACTCTTGATGGTAAGTATGTAACACCTATCAAACACAATACGATCAAGGAAGCTAAAGCTTGGGTTGAGCAATATAAAAATCAATCTAATTTAGTTTATGGTAATAATCAATTTCACTATTGCTATCTTGCTGATCAGTATCCTAAAACTGTAAATTGGGATATTGATAATATTCTAGTTGTTACTATTGATATTGAGGTTGCTTGTGAGAATGGATTTCCAAGTCCAGAAAAAGCAGAAGAGCCATTATTATCAATCACAGTAAAGAACCACCAAAATAAAAAGTTTGTTGTCTGGGGCGTTGGTAAGTTTGAGAACACTCGCGATGATGTAACTTATGTTGAGTGTGAAAGTGAACTTCATCTGATACAAGAGTTTCTTGTTTTTTGGGAAAAACATCAGCCTGACATTATCACAGGTTGGAATACAGAATTTTTTGATATTCCTTACTTGTGTAATCGTATTTCTAAACTTTGTGGTGAAGATGAAATAAAGAGACTATCTCCTTGGAGAAATGTAATGTCTCGCGAAGTATTTCAGATGGGTAGAAAACACCAAGTGTATGAGATACAAGGTATTGCTCACCTAGACTATTTTGACTTATATCGTAAATTCACATACACCAATCAAGAATCATATCGACTTGATCATATTGCATTTGTTGAACTTGGTGAAAACAAAGATGGCAATCCATTTGACACATTCAGTGAGTGGTATCAGAAAGACTTTCAATCTTTCATTGAATATAACATCATGGATGTTGAGATTGTTGATAGACTAGAAGACAAGATGAAGTTAATTGAACTTTGTCTCACTATGGCATATGAGGCCAAAGTAAACTATATGGATGTTCTTGGTTCTGTTAAGTATTGGGATATCCTTATTTACAACTACTTGCGTGGTAAGAATATTGTGATCCCACAAAAGAAACATAGTGCCAAGTCAGAGAAGTTTGAAGGTGCATATGTAAAAGACCCGCAAGTAGGTATGCACAAGTGGGTCATGTCTTTTGATTTAAATTCTCTATATCCACACTTAATTATGCAATACAATATTTCACCAGAAACACTTGTAGGTCAAGAAAAAGTAAAAGGTATGTCTGTAGACAAACTGCTTGACAAGAAGGTAGACACATCAATATTAAAAGATGTAACACTAACACCTAATGGTGCTTTGTTTAAAACTACTAAAAGAGGATTTCTGCCAGAGATCATGCAATCAATGTATGATGATCGTGTGAAGTATAAAAAACTAACTTTACAGGCGAAACAGGAATATGAAAACACTAAAGACCCTAAACTACTTAAAGACATTTCCAAGTACAACAATATACAACTTGCAAAAAAGATTTCTCTCAATTCTGCATATGGTGCTATTGGTAATAACTGGTTCCGCTATTACGATTTACTGGTTGCTGAAGCAATTACTACTTCTGGTCAGTTATCTATTCGTTGGATTGAACGTAGTCTTAACAAATACCTCAACGAACTGTTGGCAACTGATAATGAAGACTACGTTATCGCGTCAGATACAGATTCAGTCTACATTACTTTTGACAGATTGGTTAATAAAGTGTTTGAAGAAGGAACGGATACTGCGAAGATTGTCGCCTTCATGGACACAATCGCTAGGGATAAGATTGAACCGTTTATTGATCAAAGTTATCAGGATTTGGCTGAGTATGTAAATGCTTACGAACAAAAGATGCAGATGGCTCGTGAAGCTATTGCAGACAAGGGTATCTGGACTGCAAAGAAACGATATATTCTCAATGTTTGGGATATGGAAGGTGTCAAGTATAAAGAGGCACAACTCAAGATTATGGGTATTGAAGCAGTTAAGTCTTCTACTCCAGCACCTTGTCGAGCAAAGATTAAAGAAGGTCTTAGTATCATTATGAATGGTGATGAGAAAGAACTGAATACCTTTATTCAAGACTTTCGCGAAGAGTTTATGAACCTTCCACCAGAAGATATTGCTTATCCGCGGTCTGTAAATGGTCTTACAAAGTTTAGTGATCCAAATCAAATGTTTGGTAAGGGTGCACCCATACACTGTAAGGGAGCCATCTTGTACAATCACTTGGTAAAGAAGAACAAGCTTGGTAGGAAATATCCTTATATTCAAGAGGGCGATAAGATTAAGTTCTTACATCTACGAGCACCAAACATTTATCAATGTACATCTATTTCTTTTATGACAAAACTTCCAAAAGAATTAGACTTTCACAAAATGATTAATTATGATATGCAGTTTGAAAAATCTTTTGTTGAACCACTCAATGTTATCATTGAAAAGATTAATTGGTTGGTGGATAGGAGTTATGGAACACAGGGAACATTAGAGGATTTCTTTAATTAAGCTCTTGACATTGTAAAAGAATCATGTTATGTTATATATGTAATAAGAGAGAAAGTGTTGTTATGAACATTCGTGAATATATAAAAAGTAAGTTGAACGATCCTTGGATTGGCACTGAACTTGAGGGTTACAAGTTTATTGACAATAAACAGAAAGGAGAGGTTGGTGAGGTATATGTTTCTAATTACATGGAAACTACATATAATAGTAAAGTGTTGCCTGCTGATTGCGGCCCTAATGGGCCATATGATCGTATTATTGATGGTATAAAAACTGAAATTAAATTTAGTTCTGCTCACAGTGATAATAGTGCATTTGTTCCTACGATTAAAAGAAATAAAAGTGGTGAAGTAAATTGGACAATTAACCACGTTGCAGTAGAAAAGTGTTGGGAACGACTTATTTTTTGTGGAATAGATTTAATAGATGGTGTTGTAGTTCCAAATATTGTATGGTGTACAAAACAAAACTTTATAGATTGTTTAAATGAAACAACTTTTTATAAATCTCAACAGGGTGGTAAGAACGGAAATAATGATGATTTTATGTCTGCGGGTTCTTCTCCACTAAAATGGATGCAATCAAAATTTTCAAAGGATATTAATGAATGGAATTAAAATTCGGTGAATGTTTAGATAAACTCACGGAAATACCTGATGGTAGTGTAGATATGATTATGGCGGATCTGCCCTACGGTACGACTGCTTGTAAATGGGACAGTATTATACCACTAGAACCTCTTTGGAAAGAGTTAAAACGTGTAACAAAAGAAAATTCTGCAATGGTATTTACTGCACAACAACCATTTACAACAGCTCTTGCTGCATCTAATCTTACAGATTTTAGGTATGAGTGGATATGGGAGAAACCGCAAGGAACGAATCCTATGAACGCTAAAATTATGCCTCTAAAATCGCATGAGAATATTCTTGTTTTTTATAAAAAGAAACCGTTATATAATCCTCAAATGTGGTACTCAACACCATACACAGGATTTTCATCAAATAAATCTAAAATAGGTGAGGTATATGGTAGTGCAAAATCAAAGCATCGCGATAATCCAGAAGGATCACGATATCCTAAAACAATACTAAAATTTAAACAAGAAAAAGGATTTCACCCAACACAAAAACCTGTATCTCTTATGGAATATCTTATAAAGACATATACTAATGAAGAAGATATAGTGCTTGACCCTACAATGGGTTCTGGAACAACAGGAGTTGCTTGTGTTAATACGAATAGAAATTTTATAGGTATTGAAAGAGATGAAAAATATTATA